TCTAGTATATTACTATCTGGATGAGCCCAGTCAACAGTAAATAAATATTTTCCATAGTGCCATTTCTTGTCTTTGCCTATGTATTTACCTGAGTGAGATGTTAAAAAATCCCAAGTAGTAATAGCAGGGTAATAAGAAAAACTATTCCACAGTTCCAATTCATCAAGTCTTTTGGATGGAACAGCTGACGGTTGAAAACCACGTTGAATAAAAGCCGATAAGGGTAAACGATAAAAGACAGCACCGTTTTCCATGATGGCATGCCAGAGGATAGCTTGTCCTGCAATTGATGTAATGCCGAAGATAACACAATCTTCAACTTCTCCATGATGTTTTTTAAGGTCATATAAATACTCCTTTTTTATTTGCGCGTATATTACAGGAATATTTGCATTTAAGTAAGCCATAATTTATACTCATTTTATTGTACCCCAATTAGGACCAGATTCATAGTCCACTTTGTTAGGCACTTCTAGTTCAACAGCAGACTCCATAATATCTTTTATCTTATCTGCATTATCACTAACAGATATATCAAGTTCGTCATGTACTTGTATATGTGGTGTAATACCTTCTTTGTGTAATTCTATCATAGCTTTCTTTGTCATGTCAGCTGCTGATCCTTGTATCAATCTATTCAAAGCTTTGTATGTGTAAGCTCTTCTAATCCCTGGTCCGTGTTCCGCGAGTGCTGCATCGTGAGGCAATGGTTTATGAATCCCAAACTGATTAGGCTCCCACAGGTGAAACCTGCATAGTCTACCCAGCAAAGTTCTAACCTTACCACGGTCCTGGGCTCTTGCCATAACACTATCCATCAATTGTTTTACAAATGGTACACGAGCGTGATACTGTTTAAACAAATCATTCGCTCTTTCTTTATTGACACCTAGCTCTGCTTGTAATTTATTTTTACCCATACCATAAAACAAACCAAGATTAATTGTTTTAGCTTGTGATCTAGGTATGTCAGCCATCTCTGCCACAATCTGGTGAAAGTCTGCATCACCGTCTTTGTATGCTTCTAATACATCTCCAACTGCATACATGTTTTGTAGTGCTGCATAGTGAACAACTAAACGTGGTTCTTGTTGACTGTAGTCAAAACAACCCCACGTGTGTCCCTCTTCTGGTAGAAACAATGATCTAATCATTGGTCCGAGTTCCTTGTTCCGTGCAGGAATTTGCTGTAAGTTTGGATTAGAATAACTAAATCTACCGGTTACAGTTCCACCTTGATCTGATCTAAGTTGGTTGATCTCTGCATGTATTCTACCCTTGTGTGAATGTTTTAGTATGGTATCAATAAAGGTAGTATGAGATTTATTTATTTCTCTAGCACGAGCTATCTGTTTAACGATAGGGTGTGGATGGTTCTGCAGAAAGTTTTTAGTAAATGATGGAGCACTTGTTTTTTCAGTTCGGTCAAATGGTAGGTTCAGTTTTTGAAAGACTTTCGCAATTGAACGTGCAGCCCATATTTGAGTATCTAGTCCTGTTTCTTTTTTTATTTTTTGTAAGCATTCTTTTTCTTGTGCTAGTAAGTTTTCTTTTAATTTGTGCGCTCCTTCGACATCTACTCTTACTCCTAAAAAACGCATATCTACGAGGCAAGGAAATAGTTCAGTCTCTAATTTAAATATGTCCTCTATATCTTGAGAGTATATTTCTTTTTTCATCTCCTCCCATAACTGTAAAGTCATCTCAGCATCTCGCTCAGCATACTCACCAACATACATTGCAGGCAGTTTATACATCTCAGACTTAGGATCTATGCCCCATTCTTTGGCTGTTTCGGTCAAAATAGCCTCATTTTTGCCCTTTCCGAGGTAATCCCGACCCAAACTACCTAAATCGTAACGAAAGCGATTCTCGTCCACGAGAGAGCCAGCAATCATGGTATCTACTATCTGACCTTCTATTTTTAGTCCTGCAGCTCTAATAAAGCATACATCGTACATTGCATTGTGAAATATCTTAATTGCAGGCAAACTTAGAACAGTTCTAAAGTAATCTAATACTTTTTTACTATCCATATTACCACCACCTTCGTGTGCAATAGGATAATATCCTGACCAATCTTTTACAGCTAGAGCAATCCCAACCATTTGTGCTCTACCTGTAACAGATCCTGACCCCATGTCTTTTAGACCTGGGTCTTTTGTCTCTAAGTCAATTGCTATCTCATCGTAGCCTGACAAATCTTTGAACTCCTCCGGTGGTAACCATTCCACTTGAGGTGAAAACATTGGTTTCTGTATCATTTAGTATCTTTCAATTTTTTTATTTCCAACTCGCAGTAATGTATAATCTTTTCAAGATCTTGTATACCATTTTTGTTTTTATACCTGCATACATACTTTACTACGTTGCCTTGAAAGAATGATAAATCATTCTTTGCAATAAACTCGTATGGTTGTATTTTCATTTTTTTATAATGTGATCCTCCGATTTGTTTGTCTTGCGGAAAAGCATCATTAAATATATCTTTACTTGTCATAGATTGTATCCTTTGTATTTTTGTTTTGGTTCAACGATGTGTAGATGTTCCTTGGTCCGTGTTGCACCAACATAGAATAATCTATTCTCATCATCTGGGTTTTGTTCGTATGACTTCATTGTGTTCAAACTTAAATCTGTAAGCAAGACAACATTTTCACACTCACCACCCTTTGCACCATGTATTGTAGATAAAGTTATACGCGGTGCTTCATTTAACTTTTCCCCATTCTTTCTCATCTTTCTTAAATACTGTACATCTCTTCGTGGAGCGTTATCAAACGCTTCGTACCAAACAGCATCTGTGTTAAGACCATAGTATGCTTTCATCATTTCTAAAACATATAGACTATCTTTGATCATACCTTTTAATTTTTGTTTCTCTGCATGTTTCTCTGACATGTATCCATAGATTCTTTCTATTTGATCGTAAGTTAGGTGTCCGCCTTTTCTTGCGTTTTCCCAATCTATTGCTGCAAGGTGTAAGGTATGTTCTCTTTGTTTTCTAAACTTGTTTTGATAGTAATAACCTTTGAGATATAAATCTTCTTCTAGATTATCTAACATGTATTTAGTTCTAGCTAATACCAACCATTGACCCGAAGACATATCTATCTCTTCAAAGTCATAGTATCTTGACAAAGAACCCTGGTGTGTTCTTGGTTGCCAAGTTTTATCTATTCTAGTTTTAATTTTATTTATTATACCCATAGCCAGTCCATGCACCTTTGCAGGAATCCTGTAAGACTGCTGCAAAGGTAGCATTTGTCCTTTCTGTGCTATGAAAGAATCCACGTCCGCTCCTGCCCATCTAAATACTGCTTGGTCATCATCACCTGCAATAAAAGAATCTGTTGTCTTTTGCCAAATAGTTTTGGCCATATGCCATTGCATCTTAGATAAATCTTGTGCTTCATCTATAAATACAACATCAAACTTTGGTACAGCGGCATCTGATTTTGTAAACTCAATAATCATGTCATTGAAATCTATAAGATTATATTCTTTTTTGTATCGTTCTAACTCTGATGCTATAATTTTTAATTTTTGTAATTCTAATTCTTGGTTGTGTTCTTGTAAATTATATTGTTGCTCTGGTGTGATCTCTCGTAGTTTTGCAAGATTAATTATTCTAAGATACTCACTGTCTGTAGTAAAAATTCCATTGTGATCGTTTTCATACTCTGCATATTTTATTTCTTCTTTTATCTTTTTACCAAAGTCCTGGTAGTGTCTTCGCTGCATGACATCTTCTTTTTTTATACCAAGTCTTCTAAAAGCTAGAGAGTGTAACGTTCTAAAGTATGGTAGATCATCTTCTTCTAAATTAAATTTTTTGATAGCTCTGTCTTTTGCTTCGTATGCAGCTTTCTGTGTAAATGCAAAGTATCCGACCTTATCTGGATCTGTTTGTTTTAAATAGTCATCAACTTTATTTAACAACGTAGTGGTCTTACCTGTACCTGGTGGTCCTAATACTATTGTTTTCATTTTGGTTCCCATCTCATTTGTGACCATGCATTATTCCAAGAACTTTCTACTTTTTCTATTATTTTTTCATATTCTGTATCTAGTGGATTAGATAATTTATAATCGAAATGAATGTTACAAGTATCCTCGTTTAATACATATTCATACATATGCATTAATGTTAAACCTATATTTTTTGAATATCCTCGATGATATGAATAATGAAAACCGTATGAAGTAGTATGATCGTATATTGTATTTTCTAAACAAAGAGATGTTGCAGCACGATCAAATCTTCCTTTTAAAGCTCCCCCAAATAAAATTAAATCATTTTTTGGATTCCAACATCTTTTTATTTTTTTTCTAAACTCTTCGTATTCTGGATCCTCATAATAACTAAATACATCACGTATTGGTTTTATCTCTACATAAATTGGTTTATATTCTTTAAACCAACTGTCTCTTTTTTTATCGGGATATATTACAAAATCAGGTTGATAACCAACTAAACCAGGTACATCAGGTTCATAGTCAAAATCCCACTTTAAATTTTTAAAATGATTGTAATATCTTGCTTCTAATTTACTTCTAAATTTCATGCCTTTCCATGTTGTTTCTTTTGCTTTCACTAGTATGGTGCCTCCTCTTTT